AAAGAAAAAGATGGAACGGAAGTCGTTGGAAATATTATCAAGGCAAAGACTCATAAATCACGTTTAAGTAAAGAGAATAAAGTAGTTAAGATAAGACTTTACTATGATGAACGTGGATTAGACAGATACTATGGACTCTTAGAACTAGGAGAACTTGGTGGACTATGGAAGAATGTCGCTGGTAGATACGAAGTCAACGGTAAAAAAGTCTACGGAAAACAAATTCTTGCAAACCCCGAAGAGTATTTTACTCAAGAGGTAATGGCGAGGTTAGAGGAGATTGCTCGAGAAGAATTTAGTTATGGATAAGTTCATTAGAACATATCCAATGTTGACAGAGGAAGTATGTAATACTTTAATAGACACATATAAAGCTTCTAAGACTAAAGAAAGAATAGATAACTTCTTTACCCCACAGTTCACTCAAGTAAATTTGAATGAATTGAATGAAAAGAGATATCAAAAATTCACACAACTTCTTTGTTATAAAGTATTAGAGATAGTGAAAGAATATAAGAAAGAATTGCCTGAGTATGGTGAGTGGTTCCCAGATAAAATATTCTTCGAGGAACTAAGAATTAAAAAATATGAATCAGGCACAGATGATCAGTTTGATTTGCATACAGATGTACAGGATCATCAGAGTGCTAAGAGATATCTTGCCTTTTTAATTTATCTTAATGATGATTTTAAAGGAGGAGAAACTACGTTTCCTTATAATAAATTGACAATTAAGCCAGAAACTGGTAAAGTATTAGTATTCCCACCCACATGGCAATATCCACACAAAGGTATGCCAGTAAAGTCTGGAAGTCCAAAATACATCATGAGTACATACCTTCATTATAATTAATGGAAACTATTGAAAATACTATCATTCAGAATCTAGTTACGAATGAGGAATATACTAGAAAAGTATTACCTTTTTTAAAACCAGATTACTTTGATAAGACACACGAAAAAATAATCTTTGATGAGTGTGCTAAATTTATTGTTGCATATGATAAATGCCCTACCAAAGAGATACTGAGTATTGAATGTGAAAAGAGGAAAGATATAAATGATGATACTTACAAAGAGATAGTTACCTATCTCAATGATATTGAACCGACACCTACTTCAGAAGATTGGCTTATAGATACTACAGAGAAGTGGTGTAAAGAAAGAGCAATCTATCTTGCACTGGTCGAGAGTATCTCTATTGCAGATGGACATGACATCAAGAAAGGTGTTGATGCCATCCCTGCTATCCTATCTGATGCACTAGCAGTAGGATTTGATAACCACGTTGGACATGATTACTTAGAAGATTATAGTGAAAGATTTGACTTCTATCACAGAAAGGAAGACCGAGTTCAATTCGACCTCGATTTTTTCAATAAGATTACGAAGGGTGGCCTTCCAAACAAAACACTTAATATTGCTCTCGCTGGCACTGGTGTTGGTAAGTCTCTCTTTATGTGTCATGTCGCAAGTAGTGTTCTACTCGAAGGCAAGAATGTATTATACATCACGCTTGAAATGGCTGAGGAAAAGATTGCAGAAAGAATTGATGCTAATCTTCTAAATATTCCTGTCCAACAGTTGACGGATATTCCTCGTCAGATGTTTGAGACTAAGGTTACTAAATTGTCTGAGAAGACTCAAGGTAATCTCATTATCAAAGAATATCCTACTGCAGCTGCACACTCAGGACACTTCAAAGGTTTATTGAATGAACTCTCACTGAAGAAATCATTCAAACCAGATATTATATTCGTTGACTATCTAAACATATGTGCTTCATCACGTTACAGGGCTGGATCAAATGTTAATTCGTATTCCTATATTAAGGCGATTGCTGAAGAGCTCCGTGGTCTTGCAGTGGAAACTAATGTACCTATCGTCTCCGCCACTCAGACGACTCGTTCTGGTTTTAGTAGTAGTGACGTTGACCTTACTGATACGTCAGAATCCTTTGGTCTCCCTGCCACTGCTGATCTTATGTTCGCTCTCATTAGTACGGAGGAACTTGAGGAAGTAAATCAGATCATGGTTAAACAGTTAAAGAATAGATACAACGATCCAACCATGAATAAAAGATTTGTGATTGGTATTGACCGTGCAAAGATGAAACTATATGATGTAGAACAGAGTGCTCAAGGTGATATCATTGACAGTGGACAAGAGGTAGAGTATAATAATGAAGAAGAAACTAAAAAAATTAAAAACAAATTTGCAGCAATTAAATTCTAATGACAGTTGACACTAAAAAATATATTGAGTTTGTCTACGGAGTAACAAGTGCTCCTAGTCAAGACTCTGACGTTCTACAAGAAAGAATAAGTGAACTTGTTTTAGGTGGGGCAGATGTGTCACATCTACTTACTGCTGCACTCGGTCTTGCTGCTGAGTCTGGTGAGTTCACTGAAGTAGTAAAGAAGATACTACTACAAGGTAAACCATATAATGAAGAGAATGTCTTCCATATGAAGAGAGAACTAGGTGATATCTGTTGGTATATTGCTCAAGCATGTATGGCACTCGATACTACATTTGATGAAATCATTGAAATGAATGTAGAGAAGTTGGAGAAAAGATATCCAGGCGGAAGTTTTAATGTTCATCACTCTGAGAACAGACAAGAAGGCGATCTATAAATATCTAAAAAGCTCCTGATATGGCTGCTCTTAACTTTGGAGATTTATTAAAAGTGTTTCATTCTGGCCCTTTAAAGGGAAAGAAGAGATATGCTATGATAAACAAAAAAATTAAAGAAAAAACACCATTTATATTGGCAAGTGGCGACACTAAGATATTAGAATACATTACTGGTACTGTAAGAACAAAATTTTTAAATGGAAATTTAGCAGAAATAGCTTCAGTAGCTGCTCAAAAGAATCAACCATTAAAAGATGAAGATGGACAGACATATAGTATAAGACAACTTGAGAAGACTGATGAATTTGGAGGTAAAAGTGGGGGAGGAAAACCTGATGGTGGTGCAGATCCTCATGAATTGATGACTGCCGCTATCATAGCAAAGTATGGTGCATCGGGTGGAAGTAAAGTTCCTGTGTCTGCTTATAATACTCTACCACAAGCAGAGAAAACGTTAACCACATTGAAATCTGTTGCAGCTACAGTAGATGGGAAAAGACAAAAAGATATAGATGCTTTTGATGGAGACTTTGAAAACTATGCGAAAGCAATATCAGCTGCAAATGGATTTTTAGGAGCTATGCAAGCTAGTTCTAGAGTCAAAAAAGTCTTTATCACAGGTAAGAAATGGTCTAAAGAAGTATCTAAGTATAGAGTTACAAACCATGAATACTTTGGTAAGAAAGATTATAACTCATCTGATATCGTAGTAGATCTGGCATCAAAGAGAAACAGTAAACCTTATAGAATTTTGGTGGGAATATCGTTAAAGAAGAAGAAAAGAACTACAGATAAAGATCCTACCATCATTAATAAAACAGTAACAGGTGAGAAAGGATTATTTCAAGCAATTGTTAATGCAAATGATTTATCTAGGATGAGAACGCAACTTCAACGCCTCTATAAATCTAGGGCTCAGTTCTTTTATAGTATGATAGAAGCAACATTATATCCTCCAGAGACAGGCCGTGGTGCTGGTCAAGCTATAAAAATAAGAAATGAAGCACTGAAATCTCTTAGTATTGGAGATGGCAATAAAGAAAGATTAGCTCATATAAAACAAGTTGAATCAGATTTAAAAAAACCAAATGCAACAAAGAATCCAGCATTTGTAACTGAGATAAAGAAAAAAGCAAAAGAAGAATCTGAAAGAAAAAAAGAAGAGGCCTTACAAAAAAATATAGCAAGTTATCTTAAAACTATGAAGATGAAAATATCTCAGGGAGAACAGGAGCAAAAGAAAATCACTCAGGCAGCCAATGCGATTGGATCAGATAGAGCTAAAGACGCTTTGATCGGGAAGTTCCCATATCATACAAAGTTAGATAACGTATATTTTAGGACGTTTTTTGATATAATGACCAATCCTAAAGTCACTCAGTATATTGCAACGTCATTGATGAATATAATATTCAAGTTGGACATAGCGTCTTTGATGAAAGAGAGAAAAAAATATAATGAGGAGTTTAAGTTTACTCTAATCACTGGCGCTGGTCAATTAGTTAATGATGTTGAGATAACTCCCTTTCCTCCATCAGTAATGCCAGAAGAAAATACTACTTCAATGATAGCTGAGATGGTTAGTAGGCCTGGCCAGGTTTATCAGATAAGAGGTTTAACTGGTTATAGACAACCTCATGAGGGTGGAACTAGTAAATCACTTAAGTTTGAATTAATACTACAAGGTTATTCAATCGTTGATATAGAAATAAGATATAAAGGTTCCGTTACCCCAGAACCTCAGTTTCAAGCATTTATCACACCTACTTTTAAGAAACTTCTTAAAGACAGAGTGTCACCTGATGTTAGATACTAATAAATAAAGTTATAATCGTGTACTTAATTCTGTGAAGTCGTTCGGACAATTCATTACTGAAGCTGTAAAGACAGCTGCATCAACCGAAGCCAAGATGAAAGGTTTAAAGGGTGATGGTCATGGAGGATGGTACGATGCTAAAGGAAAGTTTGTTGCTAAAACAGTAAACGGTAAGTTACAATTCACAGGTGGTGGCGGTGATCAATCACCAGAAGATCCAAAGTCTCAGAAGGTTGCAACACCTCAAGCACCACAACCAAAAACTGCAGCACCTATGCAAGCTGCACCAGCACCAACTCAACCTGTAGAAGAACCAAGTGTTGAGAATGGTAAGGCGCCAGAAGAAGGAGATACCCAACAACAGACTGCTGAGATTATGGGAGCTCCATCATCTGAGGGTGCAGTCGTAGTATTTGGTAGGTTCAATCCACCTACAACAGGACATGAGAAACTAATAAAATCTGCGAGTGATGAGGCTGCCAGAGCAAAATTTGACTTGAGGATATATCCAAGTCGTAGTGTAGATTCTAAGAAGAATCCTCTACAGCCTGGTGCGAAAATAGAATATATGAAGAAGATGTTCTCTGATTATGAAGATTCAATCAAGGATGATCCAAATGCAAAGACTATATTTGATGTATTAATTGCATGTGCTAACTTAGAATATAAAGCAGTAACCATAGTAGTAGGACAGGATAGATTGGCTGAGTTCCAAGGACTCGCACAGAAATATAATGGTGACTTGTATGACTTTGAAGAGATAAAAGTTATATCTGCTGGTGCCAGAGACGCAGATTCAGAAGGACTAGAGGGTATGTCTGCATCTAAGATGAGAGATGCAGCTGCAAAAGATGACTTCAAAGTATTTGCAAAGGGTATTCCCAACATAGGAAACATGGAGAAGAAGAATTTATATAATCTTCTACAAAAATCTATGGGTGTTAAGAAAACAGAGGTCGCTGCTGAGACATGGACATACGCTCCTAAATTAGATCCATTTGGTTTGAGAGTTGCATATTTAAAAGAACAGTGTTTCAAGGTAGGATCTCTAGTAGAGAACGTAAACACTGGTATTAGAGGTAGAATTACAAGGAGATGTGCGAATCATGTGATAGTACAGACTCCAGAACATACCATGTTCAAGTCATGGTTGAGAGATTTATCAGAAGCATATGATGTAGGCACTGATGAGTACAGAAGATATGTACAGTCTATGACACCAGGCCAAGGTGACGTAAAGTTCCATGATAAACCAGATATCAAACCAATTACCACTGGTTCATACTCTGATGGCAAAAAGGTGAAGAACCCTAATGACCCTCCTAGTGGGCCTGGGATAAATTATAATGATACAAAAATTCCCTACAAAGTTGGAAAGGGATAAATAATACAGATCAAGAACTCTCTTATCAAAATGACTGACGACAAGAACTTAGTTGATGCATATGCTTCAATATACAATAAGAAAGAAGAAGATAAAAAACAAATAGATGAAGCACTCCCTCTAGCTGGAATGGCTTTAGGTGCTATTAAGAAAGTTGGCATGGGAATGGCAAAAAATGTGGTCAAGAATGTAGCGAAGAGAGGAGCTGGAATGTTGAATCCAAAAAAAGATCAACAACCACAAACTGAAGATGTTGCAATCACTCATTTAGATGGTAGTACTACTGAGATTATAGATGTAGTTACTCCACCACCACTAGGAAATAAGGAAGAAGATCAAGAAACACTACACAGTAGACTTTGGGATCAGGTTACAGCAAACCTTACCACTCTTGGAGAGATGGATGATACAAGGTATTTGGTTGAACCATTAGATGAGAAGAAAACATTAGATCCAGTTGGTCAAGAAGATGGTGATGTGGATAATGATGGCGATACAGATTCTTCTGATTCTTATCTAAAGAAACGTCGTTCTGCCATTGGAAAAGCAATGGGTAAGAAGAAAGTGAAAGAGGAAACAGAACAAATAGATGAGGTTGACTGCTGGGATACTCATAAGAAAGTAGGAATGAAGAAGAAAGGTAACAAGATGGTTAACGATTGCCGTCCTAAGAACGAGAGTTTCAACGTCAAGAGTCCAGTTGTATTCTCAAAACCATCTGAAGAGGCAGTAGAAGAGAGTATATCTGAAGAGACATTTGAGAAACATGCAAGTTCAATTTCTAAAGCACACAAAGCCATTAAGAAGTAATGAAATCTTATGAAGAGTTTCTGTATCAGAAGCAACTTGATGAATCTCTGTTTAGTCGAGCTGTAGGTGCTGCAAATAGAGTATCAAAAGGTCTCAGTAAAATGGGATCTGCGGCTGGTGGTGCTGCCAAATCTGTGGCCAAAAATGTAAAAACTAATGTACCAAAGGCAGTCAATCAAGTTAAAAAGACAACAGCTAATGTCCAGAAAGAAGTAGGCAAAAATTCTAGGCCTGGAAGATTTGGTGCTGCTAGGGTATTAGGAAACAGAAATGTCAGAAGTGGTTTATCTGCTCTTAAAAATGCTGCGAGTAATATTAGGGGAAAGACATATAGTGGCCAAAGTTTAGGTACAACCTTCCAAAGTGGATCTGGAGTAGGTAGTGAAATATCACAAGGAGTAAAGGATCGTAAAAAGTTTGAAAGATCAAGGACAGTACAATATAATAAGCCAGGCGGTTCAGCGAGTGGACAAAAGTTACCAACATCAAGAACTGTTGTTCAAAGAGGTCGTGAGTTAGACAAAGATGGCAACGCTATAGATAGAGGTAAGAGAGGAAAAAGTGTACTTAATAAAGTTACTAGTAAATTAAGAAGAAATATTGGTCTTAGTGATGTAAAGGATAGAACACCAATACCACCTAAACCTGGCGAAAGCAATCCAAATGCAAAAGGGCCTACAAAACCTAATATTACAGGGCCAGGAGTAATCAAAAAAGAACCAGCTACATCTGGAGGGAAGAGTAAAGGAACAGAACCTGTATCTGTAGATACTGGTAGATTGCCAAGTGGTGGTACTGAGGTAGATGGTAAAGGGAAAAAAATCATTACA